GCAGCTCCAGCACGAGCAGCTCCGCAAGGCGCAGGCCATCGACTACCAGACGAAGCCGCCGCTCCAGGTGCCGGCGTCGATGAAGAACCGCGACGTCGAAACGCTCCCGGGCGGGATCTCGTACTACGACGGTGCCGCCAACAACGGCATCAAGACCGCGTTCGAGGTCAACCTGAACCTTCAGTACCTGCTAAACGACATCGTGGACTGCCGCGAGCGCGTGCGCGGCGCGTTCTACGCCGACCTGTTCCTCATGCTGGCGAACATGCCGAACACGCGCATGACCGCCACCGAGGTCGCCGAGCGCCATGAGGAGAAGCTCATCATGCTCGGGCCCGTGCTCGAGCGCCTGCACAACGAGCTGCTGTCCCCGCTTGTGGACATGACGTTCACGCGCATGCTCACGGCTGGCCTCATCCCGCCCGCCCCGCAGGAATTGCAGGGCATGGACCTGAACATCGAGTTCGTCAGCATGCTCGCGCAGGCGCAGCGCGCCATCGGCACCAACGCCGTGGACCGCTTCGTCGGCAACCTCGGCGCCATCGCGCAGATGAAGCCCGACATCCTCGACAAGTTCGACCAGGACCAGTGGGCCGACGTATACGCCGACATGCTCGGCGTGGACCCGTCGCTCATCGTGGCCGACAAGGACGTGGCGCTCCTGCGCGATGCCCGCAACCGTGCGCTCGCCGCCAAGGAGCAGGCCGCCGTCATGCAGCAGCAATCGCAGACCGTCAAGAACATGGCGCAGGCTCCGACGCAGGGGCAGAACGCGCTCACCGACGTGGTGAACATGTTCAGCGGCTACAACTCGCCGAGCGCCGTGGAGCTGGGCTAGTACCCGTAAGCATTAGTCGCAGGGATACAGTCCGACCGTGAGCACGTACGACCCCCTCGACCTGCGGGGCCAGGAGCGCGACAAGGCCGAACGCGAGCTGCGTGAGCGTCTGGAACGGCAGGCCGAGGAGTCGGACATCAAGTGGCTCATGTCCAGCAAGCGCGGCCGCCGCATCGTGTGGCGGCAGCTGGACCAAGCGGGCGTGTTCCGCAGTTCCTTCAACACCAACGCGATGTCGATGGCATTCGCGGAGGGCGGAAGGAACCAAGGACTGCGAATGCTCGCCATGGTCCACGCGCTTTGCCCGGAGCAGTACCCGGCAATGATGAAGGAACAAGCAACCCATGACGGAACCAACGATGATGGAAGCAGCCGCAACGACCACTGAAGGCGCTTCCCCATCCTCGGTCCCCGATGCAGTGGCGGCGACGGCCGACAAGCTGTACGGGGACACCAAGGCGACCGCGACCCAGGGCCAGCAAGCCGCCGATGCGGCCCCTGCTGGTAAGGAACCTGCGCCGGCCGACGCCGCCAAGACCGAGGCTCCCGCCGAGGCCAAGGCAGCGCCGGAAACCTACGAGTTCAAGGCACCGGAGGGTCGAGCGTTCGATCCCGAGGTCATCGCCGAGTACTCGAAGGTGGCAAAGGAACTGAACCTGTCGCAGGAAGCAGCGCAGCGCGTGCTTGATTCGGTCGGCCCCAAGCTTGCCGAACGCCAAGCCGCGCAGGTCGATGCCATTCGCAACGGCTGGGCCGACAGCTCGAAGGCCGACAAGGAGTTCGGCGGCGAGAAGCTGTCGGAGAACCTCGGCGTCGCGAAGAGGGCACTCGACCAGTTCGGCACGTCCGAACTGCGGGCACTGTTGAACGAATCGGGCCTCGGGAACCATCCCGAGATCATCCGGTTCATGTATCGCGCCGGCAAAGCCATCAGCGAGGACAGCATGGTCACGGGCGCGGCCGCAACGGCCAAGTCGGGTCCCAAGTCCTTCGCCGATCTCGCCGACGCCCTTTACTCCACCTAACCACAAGGAACCACCACAATGGCAGTTCTCTCCAGCAGCAACCTGACGCTCGCCGATTGGGCGAAGCGCACCGATCCCGAGGGCCGCGTCCCGGTCATCGCGGAACTCCTGTCGCAGTCGAACGAGATCCTCGAGGATTGCGTGTTCAAGGAGGGCAACCTCCCGACCGGCGAGCGCGTCGTGATCCGCACCGGCCTCCCGGCCGTGTACTGGCGTGCCCTCAACCAGGGCATCCCGAACAGCAAGTCCACGACCGCGCAGGTCGATGAGGCGTGCGGCATCCTTGAGGCCCGCAGCGAGGTCGATAAGGATCTCGCCATGCTGAACGGCAACACCGCGCAGTTCCGCCTGTCCGAGGACGTGGCCTTCCTCGAGGCCATGAACCAGACGCAGGCGACCACGATGTTCTACGGCAACCCCGCCATCGAGCCGAAGTCGTTCCTCGGCCTCGCGGCGCGGTACTCGGCTGCTCCCGGCAGCTCGGGCATCGGCCAGAACATCATCGAGGCGGGCGGCACGTCCACCGACAACACGAGCGTCTACCTCGTGGTGTGGGGCGACAACACCGTGTACTGCCCGTTCCCGAAGGGCTCGACCGCCGGCCTCATGCACGAGGATCTCGGCGAGCAGACCGTGTATGACGGCAGCAACCGCCTCCAGGCCTACGCCACGCGCTACCAGTGGAAGAACGGTCTGGTTGTCAAGGACTGGCGCTACGTGGTCCGCATCGCGAACATCGACGTGAGCGATCTCGTCGGTGGCACCGGCACGCAGCTGTCGAGCGCAGCCACCGCGCTCGTCAAGCTCATGGCTCGCGCCATGTACCGCATCCCGAACATGGGTGCGGGTCGTGCGGCGTTCTACATGAATCGGACGGTCCACTCGGGCCTCGCCATCCAGGCGATGGACCGCGCCCAGAACGTCCTCGCCGTGAATCAGGGTCTGTCGCAGTTCGGCACCCCGTTCAGCTGGCTGTCGTTCCTCGGCGTTCCGTGCCGCCGTGTCGATGCCCTCATCAACGCAGAAGCCCGCGTTCAGTAATAACTGAACGCAGAAAGGAAACCACGAAATGATTCTCGACCAGAACCTTCGTCTCGGCAACACCGGGGCGATCACCTCGGCCTCCACGTACATCACCGGCACCAGCGGTACGCCGGACGTCGTTGACCTCCAGAGCGGCACCGCCTACTCGGCCACGGCCAGCGGCACGCTCTACACCGTCGCGCAGGGCACCCAGAACCGTGACCTCGGCGAGGGACGCGACCTGTACGTCGTGTTCACCGTCACCACCGCCCTCGCGGGCGGCACGAACGCCACCTTCCAGGTGGTCGCGTCCTCGTCCTCCACGCTTGCCTCCGGCAACATCGTGGTCGGCGAGGTCGGTGTCATCACCACCGCGAACCTCGCCGCTGGCCGGCAGGTCGTGGTCCGCGTCAGCCCGCAGCAGATCGCTGCCACGGCCCTGCGGTACCTCGGTGCGCAGGTCGTGACCACCGGCACGCACTCGGCAGGCGTCATCAGCGCGGACATCGTGATGGACATCCAGGACGGCCGCACGGCGTACGCCTCCGGCTTCACGGTGGCCTGATAGGAGCACACCATGGCGCAGGTCAAGGCAAAGGTTCTCTGCTTCGTGGACAACGGCCTCCGGCAGCCCGGAGACACGTTCAACTACGACGGTCCGTTCAACCACCACCTCGAGTATCTCGACGGTGGCACGCAGGCGGCGCGGCCCTCCGACGAGGAGGCACCCGCTCCCAAGCTGCGGCCCGGACGGAAGCCCAAGGCCGAGGCCATCGCCACGGAGTGATCCGAAGATGAGTCTGTGAACAAGGAGGGGAGTCGGCGGGAAACCACGGCTCCCCTCCTCTCACAAGGAGGTCGGCATGGCGTCGGAAGTGGAAATCTGCAACCTCGCCCTGGCATACCTCGGCGACGATGCCACGGTCGCGAGCATCAACCCGCCCGAGGGATCGCCGCAGGCAGAGCACTGCCAGCGGTTCTACCCCATCGCACGGGACACGCTGCTCCAGATGCACAACTGGTCGTTCGCCTCGCGCCGCGTGAGCCTCGCGCAGGTGACGATGCCGTACACCATGTGGAAGTACGCCTACGCCTGCCCGGGCGACATGATGGTCGCGGTGGCCGTCCTGCCTCCGCAGGCAGAGGATGACTACGCGGTGCGCGCCTACCCGGCCGACCGCTACGGCTGGGGGTGGATCAACACGCCGTTCGTCACGGCCGGCACCTACGTGCCGCAGGCGTACCAGATTGAGACGGACACGCTTGGCAACAAGGTGATCTACACCAACCAAGAGACTGCGCTTCTGCGATACCAGGCGCTCGTCACCGACCCGACCAAGTTCGACCCGCTGTTCACGAACGCGCTTGCGTGGCACCTCGCGTCCATGCTTGCCGGCCCCATCGTCAAGGGTTCCGAGGGCGCGGCAGAGGGCCGCAAGGCGGCGCAGATGGCGATGGTCTACGTGCAGCAGGCGAAGCAGTCCGACGCCAGCCAGCGCGACGTGAAGGTCGATCACATCACGCCATGGATGAGCGGCCGCTGACATGGCGCAGACCCGCACCTACACCCGCTCGTTCGCAGGCGGCGAGGTGTCCCCCGAGATGTGGGGCCGCATTGATGACGTGAAGTTCCAGACGGGCGCGGCGAAGATGCAGAACTTCATCGCGCTCCCGCAGGGGCCGGCCGAGAACCGCCCGGGCACGCAGTTCGTGCGCGAGGTCAAGGACAGCACCAAGAAGGTGCGCCTGCTCCCGTTCACGTTTAGCACGACGCAGACCATGGTGCTCGAGATGGGCGCGGGGTACTTCCGGTTCCACACGCAGGGCGCCACGCTCGGGCCGGGGACGCCTGCCGCGTACAACAACGCAACCGCCTACGTGGTTGGCGACCTCGTCTCGAGCGGCGGCGTGAACTACTACTGCATCGCGGCGACCACGGGCAACGCCCCGCCGAACGCCACGTACTGGTACCCGCTGCCGGCAGGGATCTACGAGATCCCGAACCCGTACGCCGAGGCTGACCTGTTCGACATCCACTACGTGCAGTCGGCTGACGTGCTGACGCTCGTTCACCCGAACTACGCGCCCCGCGAGCTGCGCCGGCTGGGCGCCACGACGTGGACGCTCACGACGATCACGTTCGGCCCGGTCGTGGCGGCTCCCGGCGCGCCGACTGTCACGGCCAACCGCGGCGAGGCGCTGGACCTGATTGGGTTCACGTCGGCGAGTCCTGGCGTGGGACATACCACGGCACCGCATGGACTCGCGGTTGGTGATCCGGTCTATCTTGACGGTGGCACGTGGACGAATCCGTTCCCGGACGACTACTACATCGTTGCTTCGGTGAGCGCAGGCGACAAGTTCACGGTGCGCGCATACAGCACCGGAGTAGCGTTGAGCACGACGGCATACGGAACGTGGTCATCCGGCGGGTACGTGCAGTTCGGCGACAAGTCGCTTGACTTCACGAGTTACTACGTCATCACCAGCCTGCCGTCGAACGGCCTCGACGAGAGCACGCCGAGCGCGGCTGGCAGCGTGGCGAACAACCTGAACGCGCAGGGCTCAAGCAACACGATCACGTGGTCGGCCGTGAGCGGCGCGGCCAAGTACAACGTGTACAAGCGGCAGAACGGCGTCTATGGGTTCATCGGCCAGACGGACCTGACCACGTTCACCGACAACAACATCGGCCCGGATCTCGGCATCACGCCGCCGATCTTCGACCCCGTGTTCAACTCAAGCGGGAACTACCCGGGAGCCGTGTCGTACTTTGAGCAGCGCCGCGTGTTCGCAGGCACGACGAACGCGCCGCAGACGCTGTGGATGACGCGCACCGGGACCGAGAGCGACCTGTCCTACTCAATCCCGACCGAGGACAGCGACCGCATCCTGTTTCGCGTGGCGGCCCGCGAGGCCAACACCATCCGGCACCTTGTCCCGCTGACGCAGCTCCTTGCGCTCACGAGCGCGGCCGAGTGGCGCATCAGCCCGGTGAACAGCGACGTCATCACGCCGACCACGATCTCGGTGCGCCCGCAGTCTTATGTCGGGGCCAACAACGTGCAGCCGTCCATCGTGAACAACACGGTGGTGTACTGCTCGGCCCGCGACGGGCACGTGCGGGAACTCGGGTACTCGTGGCAGGCAAGCGGGTTCGTGACGGGCGACCTGTCGTTGCGCGCCACGCACCTGTTCGACACCTACGACATCAGCGACATGTGCTACAGCAAGGCGCCGCAGCCCCTGCTTTGGTTCATCTCGAGCACTGGCAGCATGCTCGGCCTGACGTACATCCCCGAGCAGCAGGTCGGCGCGTGGCACCAGCACGTCACGGACGGCGCGTTTGAGAGCTGCACGTCCGTTGCCGAGGGCTCCGAGGACCGCCTGTACGTCGTGGTCAAGCGGACCATCGGCGGGAACACGAAGCGGTACGTCGAGCGGTTCGCGAGCCGGCAGGTCACGACCATTGAACGGTGCTTCTTCGTGGACAGCGGCCTGACGTACGACGGCAACAACGCGACGGCCACCACGGTCACGGTCACGGGCGGAACGGCCTGGACCCCTGCCGAGGTGTTGACGATCACGGCAAGCAGCGCGATCTTCCAGTTCCCGGCCACGACCGACGTGGGCGACGTCATCGTCCTGACGAACACCAACGGCGAGCAGTACCGCCTGACGATCCTTGGAACAACGAGCACGACCGTGGCGACCGCCCGCGTGGACCGCACCCTGCCGGCACCGCTCCGCAACGTCGCCACCGCCGTCTGGGCGTTCGCCCGCGACACCGTCAGCGGCCTGACGCACCTTGAGGGCAAGACGGTCAGCATCCTCGCGGACGGCGCCGTCATGCCGCAGGTCACCGTGACGAGCGGCGTGGCCGCGCTCCAGCGACCCGCTACCGTGGTGCATGTCGGCCTGCCCTACGACAGCGACCTCGAGACGCTCCCGATGGCGCTCCAGATGGAGGCGTTCGGGCAGGGCCGCGCCAAGAACGTCAACGAGGCGTGGCTGCGCGTCTACCGCTCGAGCGGCATCTTCGTCGGCCCGGACAACGACAACCTGACCGAGGCGAAGCAGCGCACTACCGAGCCGTATGGCGCGCCGCCCGGGCTCAAGACGGACGAGATCGGCGTGAAGCTCACCCCCACCTGGCGTCAGTCGGGTCGCATCTACGTGAGGCAGTCGGACCCGCTGCCGCTCACCATCGTCGGGCTCACGCTCGAGGTCGCCATCGGAGGCTGACATGGGACTCGTCACCGCACCATTCGGCGTGAACGTGCAAAGCACCATGATGACGGGGTACAACCCCGCCACGTACCTCGGCACAGGGCAGTCGGTGCAGCCGCTCGCGCAGACCGCGCCCTCGGGGCCGGGGTTCGCGAGTTCGTTTGCCGAGGCCATGACCGTGGCCGGCCCCATCGCATCGATCTTCGGCGCCGTGACCGGGGCGGTCGGGTCGTTCTACGCGGCGCAGAGCCAGCAGAACCAGCTCAAGATGCAGGCCCAGAACCAACGGTTCGCGGCCGAGATGGCGCTCATCAACCAGCGCGGCGCGGAGTTCACCGCCGGCCAAATCGGGCGCGAGGGGCAGGCGCGGTTCGGGGCGTACTCCATGCGGGCGGGGCAGGCCCGGGCAGGCGCGCAGGCGGCCCTGGCGGCCCGTGGCGCGGTCCTCGGCGTCGGCTCGGCCAAGGAGGTCATCGGCAGCATGGACCTGATGAAGGAGATCGACCGCCTCAACATCAGCGCCGCGACCGTGCGCGAGCAGGAGGCCGCCCGCTTGCAGGCGTTCAACCTCGGCACGCAGGCCACCATGGCCGGGATCTCGGCCCGGAACCTCGAGGCCACGGCCGGCACGATCTACCCGGGCCTGTCGCTCGGCACCAGCCTGCTCGGGAGCGCGACGGACATCGCCGGCCAATGGGCCCGAAACCGCCGCATTGAGGAGCTGCTCATGGGCGTCTCGCAGCAGAGGATCTAAACCATGCCCACCGTACCCACGTCATTCGTGCCGCAGGTCGCCCCGCAGGGGGGCGGCGACATTGGCCAGTTCCAGGCACCCGGGATCGCGGCCGCCGAGAACCTCGCAGGGCCGCAGGTCGCCCGCTTCGGGCAGACTATGGTCGGGGCGGGCAACCAGGCGTTCCGGCTCGGCTCGGCCATTCAGGACGGCATTGACGAGGCGGCAACCAAGGAAGCCGACGTGGCCGCCGGCAGGGCCATGCAGCAGGTGGCCGACAAGTACCTCGCCACGGTGGGCAAGAACGCGGAAACGTCGTTTGAGGCGGCGCAGGCCGAACTGGCGCAGGCAGCGGCAAGCGCGTCGGACATGCTCCAGAACGACACGCAGCGCCGCATGCTCGGGCCGATCCTCGCCCGAAACATGGGCGTGTTTCAGAGCCGGATGGGCCAGCACCGGGTGCAGCAGGTCAAGGTCTACCAGACGAACGAGAGCGTGGCCCGCGCCGAGTTGAGCGCCGACTACGCGATTCAGGCGTACGCGCAGCGCGGCGAGAAGGACGCCGAGGGCCGCCCGGTCGGGCTGATCCGGTACGCGGCCAACGCCGACACGGCCGTGGACGAGATCCGCAAGGCCGGCGAACTCATGGGGTACGCGCCAGACTCGGCGCAGATGAAGCAGCTCGAGCAGAAGGTGTACGACCGCATGGCGGTCGGCATCGTGAACTCCATGATGGTGCAGAAGGAATACGGGCAGGCTGACGATTTCCTGTCTGACCCCGGCACCGCCGAGACACTTGACGCCAAGACGCTCGGCGCGCTCCGCGAGTCGGTCACCGCGAACCAGCAGAAGTCCGTGGTCGGCGAGCTTGCGTCGAGCATCATGGAGACGGGGCTGCTCATGGCGAAGAGCGACCCCAAGACCTACTGGCAGCAGAAGGACGGCCCCGTGGAGCCGCCATCGACGCTGCGCGAGGCGCTCGACCTGTCCGAGCAGATCAAGGACGATGACACCCGCAAGTTCGTGCAGAACGAACTGCGGACCCGCTACGCGCAGGAAGACGCGCTCATCGAACGCGAGAACGCCACGAACATCGACAACATCGAGCAGTTCCTTGCCGTCCCCGGCAACTCGCTTGCTGACGTGCCGCCTGACCAATTCGGCCGGCTGCGGCCTGCGGACCAAGACAAGTTCCTGCGCGGCCAGCGCGACCAGGACGAGATGACGATCATGGAGCAGGTCGCCCGAAACCCGGCGCTGGTAGCCGAAGGCGACTGGCTCGAGCGCAACCGCAGCAAGATGACGCACGCCACGTTCGTGAAGCTGCTCGCCGAACGCAGCAAGCCCGACCGTATCCTATCGGCGACAATCGACGCTGACCAACTTGAGGCCACGCTGACGCGCAATGGATTCGACACGCTCGCGGCGCCTCCTCGCGGCGACAAACAAGCCGCTGAGCAGTCCCTGTTCCTGCGCGACAACGTCAAGACCATGATCGACGCCGAGCAGGCTCGCGTCGGACGCTCCTTGTCTCGCAACGAGAAGCAGGCCATCATGGACCGTGCCATCCTTGACAAGGTCTACGTGCAGCGGTCATGGGCGCGTGACCCGCAGGTGCCGTTCTCTGCGCTCGGACCCGACGAATTGCAGCAGGCGTACGTCACGGTCGGGAACTCCGACGTGATGATTCGCGACATCCCCGAGCGCCGCGTCATGCAAATCCGCAACGCGCTCGAGCGCGCCGGACTCCCGACCGACCTGAAGAGCATCGCAGACACCTGGGTACGCGCAGGCAAGCCGCAATGATCGAACCCGACATCAACGAGCGCATGGCCCGGTTCGCACCTTCGCAGAACATGGGCGATCCCGGCGATGATGCCATCGAGCGCGCCGTGGCCGGCATGGCTGGGGTTCCGGCGCGCCCGCAGATGGAGCAGGACGAAGGCATCGACGCCGCCGTGCTCCAGATCGCAGGCGAGCGCAGGCAGGACATGGCGGCATCATTGATGGCCGCTTCGCAGGTCAACCCTGACCAGGCGGCGCGTGCAAGCAAGCTCGGCGAGCAGTTCGGGGTAGGGCAGGACATCGCGCTCCGCAACATGCAGGAGCTTGAGCGCGAGTCAACCGTGCGCGACATCCAGCGCATGGACCTGATGCGGAACGACCCCGTGCTTGCCCGCTACCTGTCCGACCGGGCGTTTGCGTCTGAGGCGCAGGACGATGTCGGCGTGCTTGCGAAGCTGCGGCCGCTCGTCATGGAGGCGGCGCTTGTTAGTGCGCTTGGCCCTGCCCGGTTCCTGAAGCGCGGATTTGAACGCGGATCGCTCGTCGCCGAGCGCGGCGACATCGGCACCAAGGCGATGGCCGGGTTCACGACGCAGGCAGACTTTGACCGCGTGAAGCAGATTGAGGAGGAGATGCGGACCATTGGCCAGATGGGCATCCTCGGCACGACCGCCGAGATGATTGGCCAGAACGTCGCGCAGCTCCGCACCATCGGCACGACGGCAGCGGCTGGCGCAGGACTCGGCAGTTTCTTCGGGCCTGCCGGCACGGTGATCGGCGGCGGCCTCGGTGCGACCGCAGGCGTTGTGGGCTCCACGGCGTCGATGGAGGCCGGGAACCTGTATCTCGACTTGCGTGACGATGGCGTAAGCGATGACACGGCGATCCCGACCGCCATTGCCGGCGGGTTCCTGAATGGCGTCATTGAGGTGGCAGGCATGAAGGTCGCTGCCAAGCCGTTCCAGGCGCTGGCGAAGCGCGTCATGGCCGAGGCCGTGTCAGACGCCATCAAGAAGCCCACGATGCGCGCTGCGCTTGCTGCGGCCGGCAAGGGCTACCTGATGCAGGTCGGAGCGGAGGGCGCCGAGGAGGCGTTGCAGGAGACGGTCATCATCGCGGGTGAGCAGATCGCCAAGGCGGTCGAAGGTGTGGACAGCGAGACGGGCATGCGCGAGGCCGTGGACCGCGTGCTGGAGTCGTTCCTGTACGGGGCAGTAGGGGCATCCATCCTCGGTGGCGTCGGCCCCGGCGCGAACCTGTTCGTGGACCTGCGGCGCGCCTCCAACAGCGAACGCCAGCAGCGGTTCTTTGAGGGACTTACGGAGAACAACAAGGAAAGCAGGCTTGTCCAACGCAGCCCCGTAGGTTACGAGCGTTTCCTTGCGTCGCAGGCCGAGAACACCAACGCCGAAACGATCTACGTGGACGGCCGCATCGCGCAGCAGGTGCTCGCGCAGAGCGGCGTCCCCACGGCGCAGCTCGAGGAGATCCTCCCGGGCATCCGCGAGCGCATCGCCGAGGCTGTCCAGACGGGCGGCGACGTCACGATTCCCACGGCGCGGTTCGGTGCGCGGCTGGCGAACACGGACCTCGGGAACGCGCTGCTGCCGCACATGCGGCTGTCGCCCGACGCCATGAGCGCGACGGAGGCGCAGGAGTTCGCCACGCGCCGGCAGGAAGTCGTGCGCGAAGCCGAGCAGATCCTGGCGCAGAAGCAGGAAGCGGACGCCACGTTCGTCGCCGAGGCACGCACGGTCGCCGACTGGGTGCGTTCGCAGGCACTGGCTGCCGGACGCACGCAGGACGAGGCAGACGTCGCGGCGTCGATGTACGAGGCGTTCGTCGTGACGCAGGCCGCCGAGCAGAACATGACGCCCGCGCAGTTTCAGGCGCAGCAGGGCGTGCGCGGCATCGAGGAAGTCATCGGCGGGATGCCAGCGATGGCCCCGACCGCGGCTCCGCTTGAGCAGCCCCAGCCATCACAAGGAAACTTTTCTGATCTCGTTGCGGTTTGGGATCGATATAACGATCAAGCGAAAACGGGTGAATGGCAGACACCAAGCGATTTGGCAGATGAGCTGGAAACACTGCTTGAGAACGGTCAAGCGCCGGCAGAACTGGAGGAGGCACTTCGGAAGTTCCGTGAAGAACAAGAGTTTGACATTGCGGTTGCTGGTCGCGGGGAAATGGACACGGCAGGCGAGCAGTTGGAGCTGGCGGTGCAAAACGCCGCAGAACAGGTACGCCGCACCTCGCCCGGCGTCATGGAGCAGGCGGCGCAGTTCACCCCGTCAGGCGAGCGCCGCACGGACACGCCGGAGTTCAAGGCGTGGAGCAAGGACGCTCCGATGTACCAGGCAGACGAACCGGGATTCACTACCGGAACGCCAATGGTCGTAAAGGCGTATCACGGAACCGACAAGACATTCGTGAAGTTCAAGATGGATCGTCCGGCGTGGTTTGCAGCACGCCCCGGAACGGCTGGCGAATACGTTGCTGGTGGACGAAGGAAGATGGGTGATAAGCCGAAACGCGGTTCGCAGATCATCCCTGTGTATTTGGCTTTTCAGAATCCGCTGGATTTGCGATACAACGTCGGAGGCCAGATAACCGTCACTCCGCAGTCACGAATGTCGATGGTTGATGTTCTGTCGGCCGCAGGCTTGCCAAATGATGAAGCAGCCCTGCGTGCAATTGCCGAAAGAAACCTAGCCGCAAAAATGGCTGGGGTGGCAGACACGATTGCGGACAAGGCGGGATACCTTGCGAACACGTATTCGGAACCGTTGAAGCTGTGGTCGTTGCTAGACGATTACGGGTTGATTGAAACCCTGAAAGACGCTGGGTTTGATGGGCTGATCCTCAACGAAGGCGGCAACATCTTCGCTGCATTTAACGACAACGACATCAAGTCCGTCAACAACCGTGGCACCTTCTCGCGCACCTCGCCCAACATCATGGAGCAGGCGGCGACGGTGGACGCCGAGTACATGGCCGCCGTCAAGCGCGGCGACATGGAGACGGCGCAGCGCATGGTGGACGAGGCAACAGCGCAAACTGGATACACGACAGCTGCGTTTCATGGTTTGTCTGAAGGCCGGCTAGAAGGCGGTGCGTTCGACGTAGCGCGGCTCGGCAGTTACACGGGAGCGCCAAGCGCAAGACTTGGATTTTTCTTCAGCAAAACAGCGGATACTGCGGGCGTATACGGTCAGCCAAAGTTGCGGCAAGATGTTGTAGCGTCCATCGCGCAAGCAGTACGGACTGCATATGCGCCACTTATAAATGCCATTCCAGAAGGCGCACTACGTCCAGAGTTTGCTCTGTCCCAAGAACTTGCCCGTGGAGAGCAGGCGTTCTTCCCTGGCGACTTTGAAGCGCAGTTTGCTGGCATTGATGCTGAAATCTATCTAGACAACCTAGAGGCTCTCAACGAAGCCATTTACAACGATGTGTTCGACGTTGCAGAGTCGCAAGATGTGCCGATGTCACAAGCGCAGCGCGACCGGCTGATGCGCCTGCATGAACAGGCAAGCAAAAACGTAGCTCGTGTTGTAGAGAAATACTCTAAATCACGCTACCACATAGAGCCAACGGTCATTAGTGTTCGGTTGCGGATGGCTAATCCGCTTATTTACGACCAGCAGGGCGCGCCATACAGAGATCAGTCGTACTTTGACCTGATTCAGCAGGCAAAGAATGAACAGCGAGATGGCGTTATTATCAAAAATACGTACGACGGAAGTGGGCTTGATGATGTGTATGTGGTCTTTGACCCATCACAGATCAAGTCCGCCGACCCCGTCACCTACGACGAGGCCGGCAACGTCATCCCGCTGTCGCGCCGCTTCGACATCACCAGCCCGAGGATCTTTGAGCAGGCGGCGGTGCAGCGTGCCGAGCCGGCAACGCTCGAGCGGTTGCAAATGCAGGCGCAGCGTGGGGTCAGGAAGCAAGCGCGAAAGGTGGAACTGTCGCCAGCGGAAGAGAAGGCGATAGAAACCGCAGCGAGCGATTTCGGAGAATCATCCGCAGAAATTCGCGAAGCCGTGCTGAACCACAAGAAGGCACACCCGACAACGCAGGGGTGGGCACCTCTCGAGTTCGTCAAGCTGGCGCCGAAGAAGATTGAAGACAAGGGCAAGAAGGGACTAGGGCTTGAAAAGCTGGACTTGCAGTATCAGCAGATTCCGTACGGGTTTCACCGAGATGCAAGTGGAGCGCCGCTCCAGCCCAACACGCCTGAATACCAGGGCGCCGTCACATCGGTGGCGCGGCGCATGGTGGACGAGGTACGTGCTGTGGCGAGGCGTGCCGCGGCCGGCGACCTCAATGCCGTAAGGATCATCAACCAATCAACGTGGTACAAGGCCATGCGGACGGCCTTGCGCCGCGAGTTTGGCGGCTTGGGCGACCTATTCGCCGACCTGCTCGGAGCCACAAGCCCAAACACGCCCGTGCGAGGCAACTGGGATTTCGCGCTTGATGTATTGCGACGTGCAGTCCGCGGGGATTTCGATCAACTCATCACAAAGTGGGAGGCGTGGGTCGAAACCGTCGAACGGTTGGAAACCGACTTGCGTGCCTACATCAACGACGAAAAGCGCGCAATGGAAGCGCGTGGCGAGAAGGTTACGCAAGCCGCCATTCAGCGGAAGGCTGAGTACATCGAGAAGCTCAAGGCGCTTAAGGAAGCCCGCGAACTGCCTGACGAATTGCTTCCGCGACAGGAAAATGGCAAGAAGTATGGGTTCAACGGCGACAACGTGGTTCGCGCAATGGTTGGCCTGTGGCGCACCGTGCGAGAGCAGAACACGTTGCTTAGCACCAGAGCGCAAGCACCCAAGGCGCTCAATTTCTCCGGCAACCTAATCGGGTTCCGTAGTCGGGCAACGATTGACGTTTGGGCCGCTCGCATGCTTCAGCGCCTTGCGGCACTGTTGCGAATTCCATCGATGGCCGAGACGGGCGTGGCCGGAGACATGCTGCCCGATGGTTCAACCACGGGCCAGTTTGGATTTGGGCAGGATGTGTTTGCGGAGGCAGCGCAGCGCATTCGCAATGACTCCGAATTAAACCAGAATGCCCAGCTCGCGCAGCTCAATGACGATGACCTCCAGGCACTCGTTTGGTTCATCGAGAAGGAATTGTGGACGATCAACAACTGGACGAGCGTGGCTGGCGAAGGCGGATCGTTTGAGCTCGAGGCAAGTTTGGCAGGAATCAGCGACCGAGAGATGGTCACGAAACTGCGAAAGACCATTGATGCCGGAGTGCCAACAAAGATCCGGCAGGCCGCAAACCAATTGCCGGCGGCGCAACAGGCACAACTCAATTGGTATCTCGATCCAGCCAAAGCCGGGTGGAGGCAGCGCATCGAGGCACTGCGTGCGGAACTGGATGCGATCCCGACCACGCTGACCAAGAAGGCCCAGCGCGAACTTCGTACGGCGATTTCCAAGCGACTTGATGCCGCGTTAAAGAAGTCGGGGTTCGCGAAATTGGAACAGGCGCTCGAGGACGCAATCGCTGCGGACATGAAGGTCGCAGCCATTGAGGAGGCTCGCAAGGCGGCGCAGGCACAACTGATCGCAATGGAGCGGCGCGTCGATAGGTACACGGCCGGCCTCTCGCAACAGCAGTCGCTGGACGCGCAGGGCGTGG